ATCGACGAAGATTTGCCCGAGAACCGGGTTAGCGTCCGCGGGGAAACTCATCGAGTCCGCCCCTGCTGGCCAAATGCCACCTGCACATCTCCTCCACCGTAGTTCTTGACGTAGAGCCGAATGCTGCCGGCGAGCGCATCGAGCACCTGATCTCCACTCTTCACCCAGTGCGCTTCGAGCACAGTGTTATCGGCCAGGGAGAGCCCACCCCCGCCACCCTCCCTGGCCATGCGCTGGGAGTCGCCCGCGCTGTGCACGCGCGTGCCCGGAGGGAGATCGAGCAACTCCGCCCCATTCTCGCCTGTCCACGTGAGTCCATCCCTCACGCCCCCGCTGGCCGCCTGTCCCGTGATCCCGCCGTGTGCGTACTGCTTGCGCACCGCTGCCGCTGCCGCGCTGACGTTTGTGACTCCGGTGATTCGCATGGCAATGGTGACGGCACGGGGGATGGCGTTCGCCGCGTCACGTACCCCGTAAAGCGCATTGCGTGCCGCCGCCGTTCCCTCCGCCTTCGCGGTAGCCTTATACGTCTTGGCGAAGCTATTTCCAGCCTTCTGCGCGTCGCGAAACTGCTTCTCCAGATCGTTGATGGCATCATCGGTCATGCCCGCGGCGCGGAGGGTGGCGCGCAGCGCCGGAGTCATCTTGCCGTTGAACGTCGCACCCAGCTTGCCCACGTTACTCTCCAGCGAGAGCGCGGCCATGGCCTGCTTCTGGAGCGCCGCCTTCGTCTCCTCGCTGTTCTCCCCGTGCTTCTTAGTGGCGTCCGCGGTTTCCTTCTGTGCCTTCCGCAGATCGTTCTGAGCCTTGATCACGCCGAAGACCGGATCCGTCTGCGCCTTCAGCTCATCGCTCAGTCCCGCCAGCGCACTCTGCTCCCCCCTGGCCGCCTTCTCCGCGTTGCTCATCGCTTCGGCTGCGTTGGTGGTGCTGCCAGCCATATCGTCGCTCTCGTCAGCAACGTCTTTGTAGTGCTGCTTCAGGAGGGGAAGCAGTGGACCGGTGATCCACGGATTGTTGGCGAGCTTGCCCATCTGATCGAGCGCAACGCCCGTATACCGCAGAAGGTCACCCAGGGCGCCGGCCACCAGGCGGAGGTTATCTGCCGCTGCTGGGCCACCGTCCGCGAGCGTCTCCACCATGTCGCCCACGCCATCGGAGATCAGGCGCAAGGAATCGCCCAATCCATCGAGCGCGGGACCTGAGTCGCCGGCTACGTTGGTCATCATGTCGCTCAGGCGCTCGCCCGCCTGCGTGATGTTCCGGGTGAACGGGACTACGTCGTCGGAGAGGGCATCGAACGCCTTGCCCCACTTCACGGAGATGCGATCGCCTGCGTCTTCGAGGATCCCCAGCGAGTCACGGACCGGGCCGGCGAACACCTTCGCCTCACGCTGCATCGAGCCCATAAACTTCTTGGCCGCTTGTCCACCGGCGTATTCAAGATCCTTGTCACCCTTGACCGCGAGCATCACGCCAGCGCCGATCACGCCCGCGCCGATACCTCCGGAGAGTGCTGATCCGAGCGCCTGAATCAGCACAGGTCCGGCCACGGCGCCGGCGCTGGCGCCCACGATGAGCCCCACCTGATTACCGGCCGCGGCAGCGATGGGTTTGCCTGCCGTCATCAGGCCATCACCCAGCTTCGCCATGAAGCCGATGGCAACCTTCGGATCGGGCGTGAGATCCAGCATCTCCGAAAGCTTGATCTTATGCGCCTTCTGCGAGGCGCTCAGATCAGACTGAATCTTGCTCATTGCCTTGCGGATATCGATGCGCTGCGCCGCATCATCCGTGTTCGCCAGCGCGTGCGCGAGCTGCCCCAGCGCCGCCTTACTGGTCATAATCGCAGTATCGAGCTTTGCGAGATCAGCCTTCAGGTCAGAGCTGCTCCGCCCCATTTTCGTGAGGGCGTTGCCAGCTTTGTCACTGGCGGTTTCTACGTCGTGAAGCTCAGCCTTCGTCTCCTTGAAACCCTGCGTCTCGTTCTCCGCCTTGACCCTGATGACGATTTCGTTACCAGCCATCGCCGCGTACCTCCTGCTCAATCGCTAGCATTTGCATCAGGGCCGCGTCTTCCTTCAGTAATTGCGATGGCAGGCAGTGAAAGCGCTCGCACTGAGCGAGCACCCACATTGCCGTTACTGCGTCTCGAGGGAGGGTGATTGCGTTTCCATCGGAATCGATAGCTCCACGTTCTCCACCTCCGGTGACGACTCGCCAGCGTCGGATCTCCGATCTAAAGGGGCGGTAATCCCACGCGAGGCGCGCATCCACTCCTTGATGATCAGATTCTTGCCGGCAGGCTCCAGCGTGTTGAAGATGGCTTCCTGCGAAATCTCGATCGGCTTCCCGTAGTGCTCCAGATTCCACTCCGCCACGTACTCCGCGAGAAGCTCAGCCTCACGCGTGAGATCGCATTCGCCCATCTCCAGAATGACGGCGATGGGGGCGGCGCGAACCTTAACGATCGCGCCTTCCCAATCCGTGTCGCTGAAATCGAGCGTGAATGCGCGTGATACTTCGAATCCCATCCCGGAATTCCTCTCTACTCTTTCGGCGGGAGTGCGGCCCGGACGAAGCAATCCTTGGCTTCGAGGAGCTTGCGTACTCCCGCGGTCTTTTCGGCGCTGGCGGGAAGCGTTGCCATGAGGTGAATATAGAGCACCTCGAAGTTCTGAGAGATCGTCCGGAGATGCTCCGGAAGGTGGGCGCTCTCAAAGTAGCGCCCCATGCGTGCCGCGGGATCGGAGTTTACGACCATGTTGGCACCGTGCCGTCCGCGAGCACCATCGGCACGGTGGTAGTGAGGCTGCCGTCAGCGCCGCGCGAGAGCTGGTAATCGGTGGGGAGCAGCTCTGCGGTGAGCGACTGGCCGGAGATGGCGAGCACGGTGGTGCGCGCCACGCTCGTGCTGCTCACCGTCTTGAAGACCGCGTGGCTCATGTTCGCGGCATCGTTGAAGGCGGCCAGGGAGAGAGTCGCACTCATGTCCGCCAGAAGGAGCTGACGTTCGATGGCGCTCTTATCCACGCCCGTGATGTCCTGCACGCCACGGGGAGTGGCGAATTGGAGCGAGTTGACATCGTTGCTGATGATGCGCGGCGTGCCGGAGGAATCGTCCACCGTCACCGCGAACGGAAAGCCTGCTTCTTTAGCCATGATCTAGCCCTTCTCTCGTGCCGTCTTGATGGAGAGCTGGTGCTCCCCGAAGCTGTCCAGCCAATCGGCGGGGCGGAGGCGCTGGGTGGGGAGACCCAACGGATTTCCGCGCCAATCCCCGCCGATGATGCGAAACAGGGGCTCGCGCTGGAGCGATACGCGGTGCTCCGAAAAGCACGTCTGGCCCGGAGAGAAGACGAAGGTGACGATCGTCCCCGCCTGAGTGTGCGAGTACGCGCGCCCGCTGTGCATCCGGATGTACTGAGCCTGCTTCTTCCCCAGCTCTGTCGAAACGTCGACAACCGTCTTCCATCCGCGCTCGCGGTTGGCACAGTTCACCTCCGCGCACGTGCCCGGACGCGTGTGCGTGCGCGTGGGCTGCGCGACTTCGTACGTCTTGAACGCCTCCGCGGGCGCCTTTGGGATGATGCGGAACGGCTCAGGCATGGCCGGCTCCTTCGTAGCGCACGAAGTTCACCGCGAAGATGGCATTGGAGAAGGTGCCGCTCGATACGATGCGCACATACCGGCGAACGGTCGCGGTGCTGGTAGCGCCGGCAGAGATGCGCTGCGCTCCCGTGGTGGTGGCCGCCGCGAAGGTGGCGCTGGCCAGATCGAGCCACGCTGCGTTGTCCGCGCTGTCCTGAATCTTCACCGTGATGCTCGTTCCGGTGAAGGCGAACACGTGGAGGTAGGCAGCCCACCCGAAGGCGTAGCTGATCGGCAGCGCCCCCAGATCCACGCCAGTGCCGTTGGCCGCGGCACCCTGCGTCAGTTTGCCGGGAGTGAGGAGCGCGCCCCAATCGATGCCGTAGCCGTTGCCGTTCGTGGTGACCCCGAAGGTGAGCGAGCCATCCGCGGCGCGGGCGCCGTCATAGTTGATCTGCTTCACTGGACCGCTAGCCGCGGCGCTCCCGAGCGTTGTCCCGCGGCAGTACGTGGCGAGCCGATCCGTCAGCGGCAACGTCTTCAGCATGGAATGCGCAGTGTCGGCAGCGGCGCCGGGATTCCAATACGCGGTCCATGCCATCGAGCCATCGTGCACCAGACCGATGCGCTCCTCCGCGCTGCGATTGATGCCGGCCACGGCCTGAACGGTCATGGGCGAAGCGATCTGAATGCTGTTAATGTCTCCGGAGACATCCCCACCATCAAGGTAGAAGTTGTCTCCCATTCCTGACTGCTTGGCCATTACGCCACCAAATCCAATTCATCGTTGAGAAGTAGCGGAATCATCAGATCCATGACGCGGTAAACCTTCTTGTCCTGCTCCATGTATCCGGCCGTGGCGTTCAGTTTGTCGCCATCCATGCCGAACATGTCCACGCACCGCACCAACCCACCCAGCGTGAACGCACCAGCGAGCTTGCGCAGATACACGAGCGTTGCGTTGACAATGGCGGGATCGATGTCATCCGCGGGCTCAGTGAAAGCGGAGAGGAAAATGCGCCCATCGATCTGCCACCGCATTGAGGCGCTCGCCAGGCCAGAGCTATTGATGGTGGTGACGGGGCCGGAGAACAGCGCGAGGGTGCACGCATTTCCCAGTGCCGGCGCACTCTTCGGCTCGTGTCCGTTCACGCTATCAAACAAGCCGGTTTCGAGCCCCATCGTGATGAGCGCCTGCATGATTGCCTTCGTGTCAGCCATCAGCCCATTGCCCCCAGATACTTCACCACTACGCCCTCAGCGATGACTCCGGCGCGATCATCGATCTTCTGCACCATGAAGCGATACGTCTTGTATCCCTTGAATCGAGTGGTCTTATTGCGCGAGCCGATACCTTCGAGCCAGTAGCCATAAATGACTTCCTGATCCCAGATCTTCCATCCGGGCGCCTCTTTCGCGGCCACGTTCTTCAGCCGATAGAAAGGCGTCTGCGTCTTGAAGACTTCGCCCATGCGCGTGCGGATCAT